TTGGTAATGATTGGTACAGAACATTAGTTCTTGCTTATCGTGCTTTGAATTTGTATGCTTATGATGTAAAATCAGGAGATGCAGCAGCAGGTCAATCATTTGTGCTTCCGGGTACAACTGTTGAAATCGTTTCTGTTAATGGTTTGAATAGCACTAACAAAGCATATGCAATGAGCCTTTCAAATATGGCACTTGCCGTTGATTTGGAAGCGGAAGAAAACAACTACAAAATGTGGTTTTCTGAAGATAACAACGATGTAAGATTCAGAGTTGAATTTAAGATCGGAGTGAACGTAGCACATACAACAGAAGTTGTGAAGTTCATAGCTGCCTAATTAATAATATTTAAAATAATATAAAATGAGTTGTGCAATTAGTTCAGGTTATGCAATAGAGTGCAGGGATTCAGTTGGTGGTGTAGATGCAGTTTATTTGATTGAAAATTCTGCTTTATATGATGGAGAAGAAAGTTTGGTTGTTGAAGCAAGTGGTGTTGTAACTACTTTGAATAAGGCAGTTGGTAAGAGATTTTGGAAATTTGAAGTACCAAGAGGAACTGCAATGAGTGAAAATAGTATCACTTCATCTATTGAAAATGGTACTTTCTTTTACAATTTCAAAGTTAGTTTCCCTATTAATGATAGGTCAGCAACTACAAGAAATATAATCACTACACTTGCTAAGAATCGCCTAACGTTTGTAACTAAAGAAATGGATGGCACTTATCGCATGTTTGGAAAAGAATTTGGATTGACTATTGAAAACTCCACAGGTGGTAGTGGTACTGCTCTTGGAGATCGCAACGGATATGTTCTTACTTTCTCATCACAAGAAAGACAAGATTTCTTGGTTGTTCCTGCAGAGATTGCTGCTGATTTGGAAGTACCCGGAGATTAATACATTTCTAACCTATGAATTGTTCCCCTGCCCTGCATATAGAGCAGGGGAATTTTAATTATATGATAGTAGTAAAAAAAAATATCACACAAATTATATATCTTACACTTGCAGAAAATCAAGAAACTGCAAGTGAATGGTATTATTTTAATTTTGTGAATAGGGCAACAAATGAGGTTATTAATAAATGGTATCAAAATATAAGCATTGAAAGTAATTATCAGCAGTTTGAGATTGATGGTACGGACTATGAAAGTAACAATTCAGGTTTTTTTACTTATCAAATTTGGGCATCTAATGAGGAAGAAGAAATATTAGGAGATGTTTTAGAACATGGATATATGGAACTTGAGAATGGTAGTGCATTTGAGCCTGTAAAATATACTGATCAAAATAATTTATTTAAGACATACAATGGATAATAATTACAGACATATAGTATTGCAGTTTGATCAAGCACAACAACCAAAGTTTTCTGAAAAGAAAGGAAAGGGATATGTTGAGTTTGGAGAATATAATAACTATCCAAGATACCTATTAGACCTTTATAATGAATCTCCGAAACACGGAGCAATTATAAAATCAAAGTGTACTTATATATATGGTAAAGGATTTGAGGATGCAGGAAGTGCTAATAGCATTGGGGAATCATTTAATAACTTATTAAAAAAGTGTATTAAAGATGACGAACTTTACAGAGGATATTACTTGCAGATTATTTGGAATAGAGCAAAGCAGATTAGTGAAATATATCATTTGGAGTTTCAGAAGGTTAGAGCATCAAAAGATTTGACAAAGTTCTTTGTAAAGAATGATTGGAATGATAGCAGAGAAAAGGCAAGGGAATATGATGCATTCAATGTAAACAATCCTTATGGCAGTCAGATATTCTATCAGAAGGAATATAATCCATTTTCAGAGGTTTATCCTTTACCATCATACTTTCAGGGCTTAAATATGATTGAGTCCGATATTGAGGTTAGCAGACACATATTAGGCAATGCTAAACAAGGATTTGTTGGTAGCACATTAATCAATTTAAATAATGGAGATCCTGTTGGAGAGGAATATAAAGGAGAAGTTGAGAAAGGATTGCTTAAAAAGTTTACAGGTAGCGAAGGGAAGAGAGTTGTTATCATGTTTAATAAGAGCAAAGAGAATGCTGCTGAGATTGTTAATCTTGGCAATACAATGCTCACTAAGGAAGATTTTACCAATATCAACAATTTGATTCAACAGGAGATATTTGCATCACATCAGGTAACATCTCCTACTTTATTTGGTATAAAAACAGAAGGTCAATTAGGTGGAAGAAATGAAATAAGGGATGCCTATGAAATATTTGTGAACACTTATGTAAACGAAAGGCAGCAGGAATTAGAAATCATATTTACTAAATTTAGAAATTTAAAAGGGGAAGCAGGAGAGTTTAAGATTATTCCTGTTGAGCCATTAAAGTTTGAATTTAGCGAATCAATTATATCTGCTAATCTAACACAAGATGAGATAAGGGCGTTGATGGGTAAAGAGCCATTGCAAGTTAATCAAGTAACTACAACAGGAGCAACTGCTAATGCGATTCCACAATCTACAAATCCTACACAAATGGAATCCAATGATAACATTAGGAATCTTACAGGTAGGCAATATCAGAATGTAATGAGAATTGTAAGGCATTTTGGTAATGGCAAATTGAATAAATTGCAAGCTACATTAATGCTCAAATCAGGATTTGGATTTACTGATAATGAGGTTAATACATTCTTAGGTATAGATGATGATCCTATGACTGATGATGAAGTTCAAAAGTTTCATGATCAGGAAGAAGAAAGAATTATAAATGAGTTTGCTTCATGTGGAGAGGATTTCAGTCAGTATGAAGTATTGAATAGATATTCCTGCAACTTTGCTGACAATCCTATTTTGTATCAGATAGAAGCAAATGTATTAGAAATAATTTCTAAGAATAAGAATATCATTCCTGAAGATATTGCAAAGGCATTGGATAAGCCTGTATCAGATATTAATGATGCTTTGAAATCTTTAGAAGATAAGAACATAATTAAAACTACTGAAAAGAGTGTAGGTACAGATGTAATAATTGAGAGAGAGATATTAAAACCATTATCAGAAACAAGTGGCAAGAATCCTAACATTGTTGAAACTTTTGTGAGATACACTTACGAATGGAGAGCAATAGCAACTAACCATGATTTGAGTAAGAGCAGACCATTCTGTAAATTCATGGTTGGAGTATCTGCATCAAGTAAAGATGGTAAGCAGGGAAGGACATGGTCAATGACTGATATTCAAAATATGAGTATTAGATTAGGTTATAGTGTATTAGATAGATGTGGTGGTTGGTGGTATCACAATGGAGAATCTGATTTTCAATGCAGGCATGAATGGGTAGCTAACATAGTAACAAAAAAGAAATGAGTAAAAATATAATCTTTATAACTGAAAGTTTATTTAAGGAAAGAACAGGATCTTCAACTGCTATTGATGGGAAACAAATATTTCCTATTATTAAGGTTGCACAGGATATTTATATTCAAACTGCTCTTGGAAGTACATTATATTTAAGATTACAAGAAGGTATTGAAAATGATGATTTAAATAATGATGAAAAGGATTTATTAGATAATTATATTACTGATGCTCTTGTATGGTTTACAATGTCCATGCTTCCAATGACTATGGGTTATCAGTTATTTAGCAAAGGATTTTTGCAAAAGACAAGTGAGGAAAGCACTCCACCAAGTCAAAAGGATTTGGAGTTAATAGAGCAGAAATATCTTGCTTATGCTGAATATTATAAGACAAGAATAATAAGATATTTACAACAAAATTATACAAAATACTTTGAGTATCTGAATAGTGTAGTAGCATATGATACTATATTCCCTGAAAATAAAGCATACACATGCCCTATATTTTTAGGAGAAACATCTGCACCAAGATACTTGAATAGTTCATCAGCACAATTAACTTTGAATGTATTTAATTATACATCAGTAGGTGGAGAGAGTTCATTTACAATTAATGAATTAACAAGCAGACAAATATTGGTTGCTTCAAGAGGTGGATTATCAAAGTTAATAATAACTACAACTACCAATGATACAGGTTATTTGACTATCAATAATGGATTGATTCAATTACCTATTGGAGATATTACTGAAGTTGGAGAACTATTTACATTTTTGTATAAATAATTTATGGGTAAAGGATATAAAAAAGAGTACATAAATAAAGTAAAAACAAAGTTTAATGACCTACAATCAAGTAGTAAAGGAAATACAAACAACACTACAAAATCAGCCAATGATAAAGGAAGTGATGTTTCAAAGTCCTGCTCAATGGTTAAACAATAATTATGTTCCTAATTTTCCTTCAGCAAGTTTTGCAATAAATACAGGAGAATTAAATGCCGGTAGAGAGCAAGTATTTAGAATTGAATTATGGTTATTAGATAAGAGTGGAGTAGATGGAGAGTTTGAGCAGGAAGTTACTTCTGATTGTCATGGCATAGCTTATGACATTGTTTCAATATTAAGACAAGGATTTAATAAGTATTTAATTAGTACCAATATAACATGGGAAGCTATAAGTGAGAAGTTTGAAGATTATTTGAGTGGGGTTAGATTGACATTTAATTTAACTATTGTTAGAGATTATGGTGCATGTTCAGTTCCAACTACATAATATGAAAAGAATATTTTTAATAATTTTTATTATACTTTTTGCTTTCATTGGTAAGAGCCAAGTATATCAGGTTATGCCTCAATATGGTTATGATGTAAAGAGAATGAAGTTTGATAGCACTTTGCAAATACCAAACTT